CCCCTGCTAAATTTATTGTGCCCGTACCTGTACTTGTAGAGGTTTCTTTTACCCTGTCATTTACAACTAGTGCCATTTAAAACTCCTTATTAACCAGAGATTCTTAATATAGCTGCTGATGTAGTAAATGCTGGAAACTGAATTGTAAAAGTTCCTGATGTAGCTGTTTTATCTGCTCCAAAATCTAAAATTGCAACTGCTGCATTAGTAACTGCAGAAGATGTATTGTAGATCATTGCACCTCTAGCTGTCAACGTTACACCTGTGAAAGATAAATCTGCAAAGTCTACAATTGCAACACCTGATGCAATTGAAGTATTCTGACCTGCTAATGGATCACCACCCGATGCGTAAGTACCTGTGTTTGCAACTTCGTTTGTAGTTGTAAATGAAGTAGTCGCTGAGTTTAGAGTTGCTGAAGAAGTATAAAGTGCTAATTTAAAAACATCACCACCAGATGAAGAAAAGTTTTGATCACCTTCTAGTAATTGTTTTTTGAAAGCATTTGCGATCGCTTGTGTTATAGCCATAGTATATCTCCTTATTTTCCTATTCGAGGAACACCGCTTTGATATTCATCTCGTCTTCTTCTTCCCATTTGTTCAATTGAGAAGCCTTCTACCACTTGTTTATACTTTTGTTCGTATAATTGCAAGAGGTCTTGAGGTCCTTTTAAAAATCCATAGGCCTCGACTAGGCATGCATATAAAAGTCCATTGGGAAAATTCTGACTTATATATGTTGTAGCATTTGTACTAGATAATCCGGGATCTTTCAAGATATAATTTAATTGAATTGTGTAAGTAGCATCAGGGGTAGGTGCTACCACAATTTTTTGTTCATCCCATAAACTGTAATATTTTGGAACTCCTGTTACTTCTGTAGGATTAAATTCAGACATAAAACTAGTATCTCTATATTGTAAAAATTCTCTATTATTAGGTTGAGAACTTCCTTGAGAATCTACTATTTGAGCTGATCTAACAATTAATAATCCTGCTGGTCTACCTATAAATCTATCTGAAGTAATTAAATTAGCTGTATCATATCTTCTGTTATTATCAGAATCGATATCTCTAAAAATTCTAAATTCAGCATTTTCAATAAATCCATCTAAGATAGTTGATGTAAAAACATTTGCATCTACTTCTGTATAGTCTCTAATTTTTTGTAATAATTCTGTGTATGTCATCCTTGTTTAGTATCCAGTGGTCCAGCTAAGACTTGAATACCTCCTCCTGTTTCTGTACTCGAAGCATTTGAAACCAAGTTAAACGTATAACTATTTTCTAAAGTTATTGTAGAAGGTTGGCCTGCTTGTTGTTGAGTTGTTTGTATCATAGTTATTGAATAACCGCCAACAATAATTGCACCTGAATTATGAGCGCTAGCAGTTGTGTTTTTAGGTAAGACTCCTCTAAATTGTGAGTTAGTTCCTCTTACACATCCTGTTAAATCATTGCTTGATTTACCAGTGTATTGAATAACTTCGTTGTTAAAATAAGAATCTCCATCATCTGATACATCTACTTTTTCAATCATAAAAAATCCTGATGTAGGAAAGGCTGAAGCATCTGTTAATGAAATAGTTGTGTCAGTTGCAGTTATGTTTGAAGCTAATGTTGTAGTTAGTTCTAATGTAGATTTAGCTACACCACCTACCGTTGGAGATTTAACTGATTGAAATCTTACAATATCATTATTTACTCTTGCGCTGTTAGGTTCTGATACAGTTAGTAAAGTAGAACCTGAAGCTGTTGTAAAAGGGTTCGTTGGTAAAAAATCTGTAGTTCCAAATTCTGTTCTTGCAGGTCTTGCTTTTTCTAAACCTTGTGGATCAGCAACAAATGGTTTTGGCTCTAATTGTGGTTGCTTACGTTCATATTCTGAATAATGTACAAACGCACCATTCCATTCTGTTACCATTTCTCTCCACGGAAAAGCTAATCCGCTTCGGTCAGAGATTGCTAAAGCGTGTTTCCCTTTTGCAAACTTTGCCATTATATCTCCGGATAATAAGTTTTAGGTGAAATGTAAACACTAGCTGATGAACCATCTTCTTCTAATGCTCTTAGTAATTCATCTTCGTAAAGTAATTTCATTTCTTGAGTTCTGTTAGGTGCTTTCTTTTGTGATATGTAATAAGCTAAACCCGCACACATACAAGGTACAAATCTATTAACAACATCAGCTTCGTTAGTATATTTACCTGCATCTTGTAATCTTTGTAAATAATAAAAGAACACGTAGTCTCCAACTTGATCAGAACCTGGAGTTAAATATAAAGTTACTGATATTCTATCTATAAATCTCTGTACCCAATATTGAGAAGGTTGACCTGTAGCAGTTTTATTTGAAAAAGCTGAATATTGTGATCTGTTTACTTTTGATAAAGGAGAGTCTACATTTGCTGAAGTTCTATAACTAGCCTCTAACATATCAGAAGCCATATTTACAAAATTATTTACTGAATCGTTTTGTGCATGAGAAGCAGCAGTTGTGTTATCTACACCTCTGGTAGCACCTGTTAAATTTAAACTAGATATTCCTGTATAAGAAATAATTTCATCATTGATTTTTATTTTTCCAGAGTCAGGCATCTGGGCCACAGAAGCAACTGGAATAGTTGTGTCTGTATCATTTATAGCAGCTGTTAGTGTAGTTGTAATTCCGTTTGATGTACCATCGCTTGGTGATCTATAAATTATATATTCGTTTTGACCGCTAACTAAACTAAAAGCATGTTCTCTAACTTGCCAAAAATGGATACCTCTATTATCCCATTCTTGAAGCATTATGTTTAATGATCTTCTAGCTGAACGCAGGTCATTACCTGAGTAATCAAAGAAACCTAATCTTTCAAAAGCTTCAGTTATAATTTCATCGATCGAGAATGTTTTCTCGAATGTAGTTGTGCCTGAAAAAGCCAAGTTGCCTCCTACGAGTTACTTCCGCCGCTATGAAAAACAGTGATAGCTGTAATCGATTCAGTAGTTAGTGCAGAGTAAACATCTGTTTTAAATAAAATTGGTACAGGGAAATTAACTGTCATATCATGAATATGAGCACCCTTATTTAATTTTACTTTTGATGTTCCACTTGCTCCACCATCTTTAAGCTCTAAAACTCCAGCTGCGTTAGGACCAGATACATGAACTCCATATACTCTAGTTCTTCCAGATTGAACAGTTTTAGTTTCAGTAGTTACGTTAGTTGCAACTCCATCAATTGATGATCCAAATGTTGACATAATTTTTATCTCCTAAAATTTATATGTGGGGCCGAAGCCCCACACTAATTATTTATTAACTATCACTAAATGGTGTAACAATAGTTCCTGATCCTAAGATCAAAGTATTGTGTACCAAGTATTGAGCAGTTTCTAACGCTGTAACTTGAATTACAGATCCAACGATCCCACCTGTAGTTGTTCCATTCATAGAAAGAACATCATTATCTGTAGAAGGGAAGAAAGCTTTTTTAGCTCCATCATCCACTGCGATCATAGCTGCACCTGTAAATTTATCTACACCGTCAGTTACGATTTGAACATCAGTTGCAGTTGTGTCTACGTAAAAATAGAAACTTGCACCAATGTTATTTAGATTGTTGTAGTCTGTCTCACCTGCACTTGCTCCATTAGCATTTGCATTGATTGATGGTAAAGTAAAGATACCATCCGCGTCTTGTGTTAATAAGATTCTTCCTGCGTGAGCATTTACAGTTAATGAAGTATTAGCTGTTAAAGCAACAGTTGAACCTGGTCCAGTACCTATAAAGCCATTTTTAGAAATGACCGGTCCTGAAAACGTAGTATTTGCCATAGTATTATTCTCCTAGTTTCCGTCTACATAGTCTCTAGGCCGTCGACTGTACGCGTCTATGTAAACTAATTAAATTATACAGTGGTTTTTTTATATACTAGTTTTGAGTAGAGTGCAAGAGATCCTGCAGTGTGGAGTGGATTTTTCCAACGATGTAGCTTTTTGATTAAGTAGCTACGGAAACTTGCGGAGCAGAGTCTTCAACTTTATTACGCATGTGTTCTCTTTGCGCTTCTGCCATCTTAATATGACTTAAAACATCTCGAACTTTTCGATCTATTTTAACCATATTGAGAGTATATCTACCCTCTTTAAGATGCTCTTGCTCCCACTGTAAGTCCAGACCCCTCTTTTGCTTGTAAAGGTCGTTTAAGTGTTGCATCATTTTTTCCATCGATAACCTCCTCATAGGTTATTCTATTTATCTTGTCACTATAAGAGTTTCCAAGATTTTCCCAAACTATACTTTTTTCTCCCAACTTGTCAAGTATAGCCTGTTCTAGTGAGGCTGGGTTATCATCAGCTACAACATTAAATTTAGCGTAATGATCATACGCCCAGATATTTACTAGAAATTTTACCATTATTCTTTCTTTCATAGAATTGTGGCGAGACTATGTCCCGCCACAAAAAATTACGATTAACTTGCTCCTGAAGATCCGAAGATACCTCTATAGTCAGATACACCGAATCTGTATCTTTCTCTAGCTTTGTATCTTACGTTTCCAGTATCAAAATCACCTTCCATTGCTGTTCTAATAGGTGTTCTTTCAAAATACTTCATTCCGTTAGGAACATCAGTAATGAAGAAGTAC